AAAATGGAACTTTGAGCTGGACATCAGTACTATTATTAACATCCAATCTAACATGAGGGATGTTTGTGGAGGTGGCTGCAAACCTATTCCTCCTAAAGTTATTAAGTAGCCCAGTGGCATTATCATACTGAAAATTCAAAGCTATAAGACCCTGATGGAATGGAGTAGTGGCAACTTGGATGGTAAAAACTAAAGTAAAACGAACTCCATGCATACCAAGCAACCGCTGAACTCCATTAGGAAAATAAGTGGAGAAAAGTGATGCTGCGGATATATTCTCATTGAATATAGGACCAACAAAACCAGTAGTGAAACCACCAGTCCTGATAATCCTGGGTCTTGTAAAGTAGTGCAACAAATCTTGGTTCACTGAGGTTTTATTTAAATTAGAAAAAGTATAGTTAGAACCAAGTGCTGTCACTGCGTGACACTCTTCTTGATCCATAACTAACTTTCCAGCCTCAATGACTCCATTGACAGCTAAACTGTCTATACCACCTTGATCGGTAGTTTCATCTCTATATTCTATTTCTGTAATATCTGATACTTTACTAGCGAGACAAATACAACCGGTGTTAGCCTCATGATTCCGGAGGTGTGATGATTCTCTGCATCAGCTGAGTAGTAAAGGGGGAACGGATGCGCCCTGTCGAATAAGGCACTACTTCATCACAAGCTATTTCCTGTGTCAAATCCCGTGTTTGCAACATCCGTGTTTTCCCAAGGCTCCAACAACATTGAAGCACTCAAGGCTTTGCTCAAGTACAACGACTTACCCATGTTCCAGTTTTCCCCAAAACTAAAGGTTGGATACTGACTCTCAATCAGGCGTCGACGCTCTCTCGACATCTGAGCATAGATCTTTGGCGCATAGGTGTTCCATGTCTCCTGGTCGTGCATGGATAGCTCGACAAGCATGGTGTCAGCCTTGGCCATTCTGTCTGGGATGCGAGTGGCAGCGTTCTTATAAATGTAGTTCCTATAAATGATTGACTGAATATCCAACGGAGCAACGTAGACACTCTGTCCATCAATAAACTCTTGCCTGAAACCTCTCTTAAGGAAGCTCATATCCTCAAGTTTCTTATTCGCCATCAGATCAGCTCCCTTGAGAGCATCTGTGTATGTGAGGTGCATCCTCTTAGTCATGGCCTCAGCCATAACATCCTGGTTAAACCAGTCTTGCACTTCTCGCCTAAGCGACATGAGATTGTCATCTCCATACACGATAGGCCGAACATCATTCCAGAAATTCACATAACCTCTGGGTAATTTGCGTTTCTCGCAAGCATAACCATAACCAACAACACAACAAAAGAGCGAGTAAAAACTGTTGACAATGGTTGTGAGTGGGTGACCACTTGGGAGGGATTTTGTCCATCTGACGACCTGGCCATAGTTAACTCCATCACTTGTGATGTGAAGAGACTCCACTAAGTCATAGAACAAGACACGACGAGTCATTGCATGGCCGTCATCCCCATACCATGAATTGATGAAATCTAAGATCTGCCATAAAACATCTGGTTGCTCACTGGCATCAAAAGAGGAATAATCACCATCAAAGCCGATGATGGGGTCCTTCCCAAACCTCAGGTAAGTGACAAGCTTATCCCACTCGTCTACTGTCCTGATGCCTGGTGCCATTCCACTTGAGATACGGCACTTGTAAAAGGCAGCAATGAAAGCCCCAAAAGCGACTCGAACAACAATGGTATAAGCCAAGGGACTACCAGAAACTAGTCTGGTCTTACCGATGTCAACCTTGTCTCTAGGACGCAGCTCATCTTTGAGGAAATCGGTATAGAAGTGGTT